AAAAAAATACTACAGACAAAGCCAAGTGTAGGTGCAGACAATGCAGCAGACAGTCAGCAGGTGCAACAGCGAGTGCAACCAAAGGTGTACAGTTATGCTATGCCAATGGTTGACCTAGCAGGCGATGTACAAGCTAGAGCAACAGGCAATGTCACTGCCTCTAGCGAAGACGAAGCCAAAAGATTGGTTAACACCAGAGTTAGAGCTGATTATCCAGACTACCAACCACAGTGGAGTCGAGGTTATGTAGAACTTACCCCAGGCCAAACTTGGCGAGATACATAATAGCATGAAAACAGAATTTACCAAGATTAAATTTGATTTGCACTGTAAGTGGGATTATACTCCTCCTGTATACAGAATATATGTTAATAACGAAATGTTCAACGAACGTACATATATCTGGAGCGGCACACAGTACCTCAGTGAGGTACTACAGCTAGAAGCGGCACCAGGCAAATACACCATACGCATTGAGAATCTTGGCAAGGGCCAATTCAAAATGCGTAACCTAAAATGCACTGTGGGCAATGCACAGATTTTAGGCAATGAATCTTTTGAGATACTAGCAGCATGAAGATACGTGAACTACTAGAAGATGTCAGCATTGGTGGAACAGGCACAGGCAGTATTGCTTCTGCAGAAGCACCACTAGGTCCTGTAATTAAACGCACAGAAAACACCAACACTTCAAAAAGGAAATATGCTAATACAGTCAATACTGCTAAATACACTAAAGCGGAAGCAGAGGACAAATAATTCTCTGCAATAGAGGATAACATGTTAGCAGACGATCTTAAAACACTACTTGCAACTGAGTACGCATTTGTAATCAAAGCACAAAACTTTCACTGGAACGTAGAAGGACCTGACTTTGCTCAGTACCATCAGTTCTTTGGTGATCTATACGAAGAAGTATATGGTATCATTGATCAAACTGCTGAATATATTAGAACACTTGATGTTTACACACCTGGTTCATTTGAAAGATTCTCAGAGCTCAGTGTAATTGTTGGACAAACCAAGATTCCACGTGCTATGCTAATGATTCAAGAACTGCTTGATGACAATACCGCAATACTACAAATTTTAACACAAACTTTTCAATCAGCAACAGAAGAAAACAACGAAGGCATTGCCAACTTTATTGCAGAGCGTATGGACGCTCATAACAAACATGCATGGATGTTGCGCAGTTTCCTCAAAGGAAGTAGAGCATAATGAGTATAGATCCAAAAGAAGTAGCGAGTTTTGCAGATCTAGTCGCTAAAATGAATTCAATTGATGCAGGCAAAACTGTTAAGCCAAAAAGCAATCATATCAAAGAAGGTATGAAAGCCAACAGCATGAATGCCATCCTTGAAAGCATGTATGGTGATACACCATTTGAAAGTGCCAAAGGTCTTCCGGCTGAATATGACATGCCCAATGTGTCACCTGTACTTGGATCAGACACAGAGAAGAATCCATACGGTGATTACTTTGTAGGCGAAGACTTTGCCACTGACATTGACATCAAAGACAAAGGCGAATATGATCAAGAAGGCGAAATGGCCAAAGGTCAATTGAACAGTGCTGCTGATGCTGCACTAGAGTTACAAAGCATTTTAGATGACGATGAGAACTTGCCTGAATGGGTACAATCAAAAATTGTTAAAGCATTGGACTACTTGGACACAGCTCGTGATTACATGAAGCAAGAACTAGGTGAAGGTCCAAACCCGGGCGATGAAGAGTCATGGGACGGTGTAAATCCAAGCACCAGTCAAATTGCAGGAACAAACAATCAAGGCTACGAAGGCCCAGTTGCACCTGAAGGCTCGGTAGATCCTACACAGTTAACAAAAATGACCAAAGAAGACAATATTGGCAAAAAGCGCAGCATCATGGACTTTATTGGCGACATTGAAGATAAAAAAGCAGCAGAGACTCTAGCAGAGCCTGTTAAAACATACGAGCGTGACGGCAAAACTATCAAGATCTTTGGAACTGAAGATGACGGATATAGAGTTAAAGTCAACGACAAAGACAGTGCTAAAACATTTGGTAAACTGGAAAGTGCTGTCCGTGCTTGCGAAACGTTTCTAGAAAGACTGGAAGAACGTGCAAGACTACAAAACGATTACGTGGATGAAAAATAATGAAATACTTTGACCTATTTGAAAGCAGCTTTGGAGACAACTCATTGGCAGATTTACAAATTAAAAGAGACATGGCTGCCAAGAAAGCCAAAAAAGATATACCTTTTGACGGTCCATATCGTCCAGCAGGCGAAAAGCGCACTGACCAGTACGGCAATGAGATCAAGCATGTTGCAAAACATCTTGCTAGAAAAGCAGCCAAAGGCGAAGTAACCGAAGAGATGATGTATGGTCAAAGTGATTTTGACATGATCAAAGTTGTAGGTGACTATGTGTTAGGTGCAGACGACCACAGCGATGAAGATCGTCCAGCATTTAATTATTATATACTGAAAAAAGAAGGCGACAAGTATCGCAAAGTCAGAAGTCTTGATAGCAGAGTAAACACTGGTCCGGGTACAAAGCATCGCATTGCAATCCGTGACTTTATGGATATTGTTGACACAATCAATGAAGAACTAAACGAAACTGACTATGAAGTTAATCCGGCACAAAGAACACTTGCTGACATTGGCCGCAAGCTAATGGATAAAGCAGTAACAACCAAAGATGATGTACTATCAACTGCACTCAGTCGTGTAGGCAATGAGCTAACTTCATATGGCACAGCATTTGGTGCCAGAAGCATCGAAGAACTTGAAAAGAAAACAGGCATCAAGCGCGACAGCATCATGAAGATGATGGATTATGGCAAACGCATGCTTGAAAAAGAAGGTGCAACAAAGATTGCTGACAAAGACGAAGTCGAAGAAGGCAAAATGGCAAACATTGCTATGGGTGCGTTACTTGGACTTGGTGCTATGTGGGGTGCAGGCGAAGTAACCAGTGCTAAGAATTCACCACTAGGCGATGCACTAAAAGCCGCTGCACAAGCAGGTGACACTATTGCAATGGATCACTACAAAAATCTTGATCTATATGTTGATGGCAATGACCAAAGCATCATGAAAATGCTAAACGGCAAGTATCTAAAAAAAAAGATAGATGATGATGCACCTCCGGGTGCTAAAGCAGAACGCATGGTCAAGCATATCAAAAAAGGATATGCCAAAGACGGCAATCTAACTGACCAAGAGCGTTCAATTGCATATGCCACTGCATGGAAGCATCACAATCGTAAAACAGAAGATGCTGAGCCAACATTGGCCACAAACAAACGCACAGAGCGTATCCTCAATTTGCTAAGAGCAAAATCACCAACTGCCAAAAACGATCTTGAAGCATTGATCTTGAGCTTTGACAAAGGCCAGATGCAAGACCGCATGGATATCAGCAGACTGTACAAAGATGATGAATCAATTGAACAAGCAGTAGCTCGCCTAGAACAAGAAATTGCTAGACTAAAACAAGAGCGCACAAATGAGTCACTTACAGAAGCGCAGTTTGACGAAGCAGCAGGCGAAAAAGATGCTTGCTATCACAAAGTAAAAAGCCGTTACAAAGTTTGGCCTAGTGCTTATGCAAGTGGTGCGTTGGTACAGTGCCGTAAAAAAGGTGCAGCCAACTGGGGCAACAGCAAGAAAAAATGAAAATACTAGAAGTACTCACTGAAAAGTGTTGGAAGGGCTACGAGAAGAAGGGCATGAAAACCATGTTCGGTAAACGTGTGCCTAACTGTGTTAAACGTGAAAGTGTTGACTTCTGCGTTAACTGCGGTAATCTAGTATTTGAAGATGACGTTACAGAAGATTTACGCAAATGGTTCAAAGAAAAATGGGTACGCTTTGGTCCAGACGGCAAAATCCGCGGTGACTGTGCTAGAGGTAGCGATTCGGAAGGCAAGCCAAAGTGTTTGCCACAAAAGAAAGCGCATGCACTGGGCAAGAAAGGTCGCAAAACTGCTGCTAACAGAAAGCGCAAACAGGATCCTAACAAGAACAGACGCGGCAAAGCAAAGAACGTAGCAACAAAATGAGAGCTACGGAATTTATAACCGAAAAGTGGAGCAAGAAGTACAAGGACAGTATCAACTGTTCCAATCCAAAGGGATTCTCACAAAAGGCTCACTGTGCTGGCAAAAACAAAACTGAAGACATAGAAGAAAACTTTGCTGACGGCAAAGTAAAAGGCAAAAGCAGACCTGGCAGAGTTAAAAAAGCCGGAGCGAGCTGCAAAGGTTCGGTCACTGATCTTCGGGCAAAGGCAAAGAAGTACTCTGGTGAGCGAGCCAAAATGTATCACTGGTGCGCCAATATGAAAAGTGGCCGCAAGAAATCCAAGTCATAATTACTTGTATGAGAGAACGCAGATACAACAGCGAAACATTTGGATTAACATCCGCAGATGACAGTTGCTATCTTGATCCCAGCGATCCTATACACGAGTTTAGAATCACTGGCAACGCCGCTGCACTAAATCAACCAAAACGTATTCCACTTGTTACACAAGCAGAAGAACATCAAAGAAAAATGGAACTGGCAAAAGCACAGGGTATCAAGCCTGGCACACCAGCGTGGCACATGCTATGAGTCAAGTAGAATACAAACCAACAAAGTGTCAAAACTGCGGCGACTACAGTCATTGCGGAAGTGCCAACTGGCGTGAAGAGCGTGACTATGACGGCGGTTTTAATTTAATCAAAGCATGTGAAAGTTGTAGATGTAGTAAATGTAGTAACCCCAGTTACCAGGACGGATAAAAATCTACAATGAATCAATATCTACTAGAAAATTTCAACAACAACACGCTGGACTACAGTCTTGATCGTTACAATTGGCCTGACAAAGTTTTAAAAATTATTCAAGAACACTATCCTCAAGTAAAAAGCCTTGAATATATACACAATGATGTAAGTCCGAACGACATATCAAAAATTACAGGACTAGTGCAAACTGCTTTTCTCAGCAAAGAATTAAGCACTATGCTAGACGCCTTTGCTGAAGAATATGTTAAGCCATTGATTGGCAATCAATCTTACTTGATCAAACGTCAACCAACACTGAATTGTGTTATTCCAAATCAAGAAGCCAGTGGCAGACGCTTACCATTTCATCAAGGTATTTTTTATGACAACGGCCGTGGTCAAGCAACTATTTGGATGCCATTAACTGAAACATACCAAAGTAACAGTATGTGGATTATGGATCTTGAACCCAGCCAACGTCTCACACAACAAGTGGTTAGAGAACGCTGGAGTGTAGAAAAATTTGAACAAGAGTGTGAAAAATTATCAAGACCTGTAACATTAAGTCCAGGGCAAGCACACCTGTTTGCACAAGAACACATACACGGTAACATCAATAATGTTACAGATATTACACGTTTTGCCATCGACTGGCATGTGTTAATCAAAGGCGAAGAATGTCACCGACGATTACCAGGAGGATTCTTTAGATTGCCTGGAGATCACACCAGCGATGTCAACGTCGACACAAACAAAGAATACATTTGTTATATGAGTAACAACAGTGAGTTTGACAAACACATTGGCAAGCACAGTCAGCGTTGCACAATTGAACACTATCTTGACATGCACAATATTCGTCACAACGGTTGGCAATTTGAAAATGAATACCTATACCATTTGCCGATCTTTAGTCACTTGCTAGAACAAAACATAGATGCTATTGTTGTATTGAGCATGTATAGTATACCTGACACACTGTTAGAACGTGCGCTGGATCTTGGAGTTGAAATACACTTTGCAAATGAACTAATGATTATGCGTACCCAAGAAGATCTAGATAAAATTTTAGAATACAAAAGTTTTTATGTACCTAAAAAAGGATTACTCAGTTTTGAATAAGCCTTAGGACCGTAATCCTCAGGCTTGGGCGGGAACTGCCTGAGAATCATGAATCGCTACCCTGATTTTCCAAGTGCCACTCTCCATAGCAATAAGTATTCACATGCAACATCCAGTTACACCTGATTATTATGACCTACCCAAAGACCTAGTAGATATGCTTAAAAACGGGTTTTCGGGTGTCGAAAACTTTCATCCAGAACCATGGGCTGGGACTCCAAAACAGCTTGGATCATTTTGTGATATATACCCTTGGTTAGCAAGACTACCAACAAATAAAAACATATATCTTTCTTTATGGCTTGGTGTTGGTCCAATTATTGGCAACGCATACGATCTCCCATTAGGGCATGACTATTATATTGTAACTTTGCACAATGAACCATTGAACATCGAATGGCTTAAACAGCAAATTGAGCGTACCGGTGGCCTTTATTATGTTCTTATGCCTCGCAAAAACTATGATTTAGATATACCCGGAGTTACATTTTATCCGTATTATGAATGGGATATGGATTGTGCAAAAGTATTACGATGGTTTCCAAATGTTAAAACAAAAGATATTGTACACAAGTACAGTGCAATTTGTAATAGAATAACACAAAATAAACTGTGGATAACAACTAAATTACTTGAAACAGCCAAAGAAGATAGTTACATTGTTCTTGGCAATTGGCTTGACGAGAACAACGTACATAATTGGGAACACACTGGTATACCAAGCCTTGATCATCTCACCGATACTTTTAGACAAAAATATCAAGGCACTACTATCAAAGACATCTATACTGATTTTACTGTCAATCGGCAAAGATTCAACAGTAATCCTTGGCAACCTGCATATATTAATACTGCGTTGCATTTTAACAACGGTGGATTTCATTATAGTTTAATGCAAAATGAAGATGGTACTAAATTTACTCATCCCGGGCCGGAAATATGCGAAAAAACCATTAAATGTTTGTTAAGTGCAACTCCATTTATTAACTGCAATCAATTTGATACTTACAATACACTAGAAGAATTTGGAATGCAATTTGATTATGGGTTTGATCTAAGTTGGGATAACGATCCCGGTAATCTCACAAGATTTGAAAAAATTATTAATTTAATTGACGAACTCAATGACAATCACAGCGCCGACCAACTTTATCGCAACAGTAAAGAATGTTGCGAATATAATCAACACCATATACTATCAGGCGGCTTACATCGTATCTGCCGAAGTCAACGTGAAAAAACAGTTGAAATATTACTTGACGATTTAAGTAAAAGTTAAATACCCGGCAACAAACAGAAAGAGCCATTATGAAAGTTAATACACACAACCATTGGGATCCATTGGAAGAAGTAATTGTTGGACACGCACATCACAGTCGTGTAAGCATGGACATTAGCACACGCAGTTTCAGTTATGCGCCATATTCAATTAAAGAAATTGAACACATGGAAGGTCCTTATCCTAGTTGGGTTATCGAAGAAGCTAATGAAGACGCTGATGGATTAGCAGATACGCTTAAAAAAATGGGTGTAATTGTACACCGTCCAAAAAAGATTGATCACAACAAGGAATTTTCAACTCCAGATTGGAAAAGCCAAGGTTGGTATAGCTGGTGCCCAAGAGATGTTGTATTGCCGCTCGGTGATATGTTAATCGAAACACCAAGTCCAACCAGAGCAAGATACTTTGAAACAAGACTGTATGAAGATATTTTCTATGAAGCATTTGATGATGGCGCACTATGGTTTGCTGCACCGAAGCCCAGATTGCTAGACGACAACTATCAGTTTGATAACATCGATGGTAAGCCTACGCTCAAAGATCTAGAAATTTTGTTTGATGCTCCAAACATTGTTAAAGTAGGAAAAGATCTACTGTACCAAATTTCAAACTCGGGCAACATCAAAGGATTCCGCTGGCTAAAACGTTTGCTGGAGCCAATGGGCTATCGCCTGCATTACAGTGAAGTATACAGTTATGCACACTTTGATAGCACCATCATCCCACTACGTCCTGGATTGGTATTGCTAAACAGCACCAGAGTTAATCCAGACAACTGTCCGGCCATTTTTGAGAAGTGGGATAAAATTTACTTCGAAGACTGTGTAGTGCAAGGTTCAAAAGTTGATGATTATATTTCGCCGTGTAGTCCATACATTGGAATGAATATTTTAAGTGTTAATCCTAGCACTATTATCTGCGATAGCGCACAAGTTCCGTTGATGAAAGAACTTGAAAAATACAAAATTGACTGTGTGCCAATCCAATTCCGTCATGGCATGACTCTTGCTGGCGGCCTTCATTGTGCAACATTGGACTTGCGCCGTAACGGAAACCTGGAAGACTATTGCAGTTAGTACACCATAAGTGTCAATATGGCATTAATGTTGTTGACACTGATGCACAAACCTTATATAATAAGCACTGTACAAAAGGAGTATACACATGACCGTACAATTTGACAGCGAAAGCAAAGCAAAACTAACACAGATTATCAATGAAGGCATGCAAGTAATGAGTGAAGTTGAAGCACTCAACGCCGGCTTGTCTGACACAGTAAAAGCCATCGCAGAAGAAATGCAAATCAAGCCAAGTGTGCTTAAAAAAGCAATTCGCATTGCACACAAAGC